ATGGGGAGAACTAAATACATAGAAACACCCGAAAAGCTAAAAGAGTACTTCCATTGCTATCAAAAGGAAACTAAAAACAATCCTTTTATAGTTAAAGATTGGGTTGGAAAAGATGCTTTGGAAGTGTACAAAGAAAAGGAACGACCTCTTACTATTGAGGGGTTTGAATGTTGGCTAGCAGATAATGATATTATTGAAGATTTGGGAGATTATTTAAAGAATAAAGATAACAGATACTCCGATTATGCACCTATCTGCTCATATATCAAAAAACACACACGTAAAGATCAAATCGAGGGCGGGATGGCTGGAGTGTACAATCCGAGCATAACGCAACGATTAAACGGGTTGACCGAGCAAGTTCAAAATACTATAATTGCAGAGCAACCACTATTTCCGGATTGATGTTTATTCGAACCACAGTAATAAATAAAATACTTAATTTGACAAAATTTGTCAAAGGAATACAAGGAGGCACTTCAGCGGGGAAAACCTTTGGAGTGCTTCCTATTTTAATTAACCTCGCAACCAAAACAGAATTAACCGAAATTAGTGTAGTGGCTGAATCAATCCCGCATCTTAAACGTGGTGCGATGAAAGATTTTAAAAAAATTATGAAAGAGACTGGCAGATGGTTTGACAATCGCTGGAACGCAACAGATTTTAAATACACTTTTGCCAACGGATCACAAATAGAATTTTTTTCAGCGGATAACGATGCAAAGTTGAGAGGAGCGAGGCGTGATTATTTGTATATGAACGAAGCCAATAATATGGTATTTCACGCATACACCGAACTTGCTTCAAGAACAAAATTAGGAGTTTATTTAGACTGGAATCCAACGAATGAGTTTTGGTTTCACACCGAACTACAAAACGATAGTGATGTAGATTTTATAATCGTTAATTATTTGGATAATGAAGCCTGCCCAGAATCCGCTTTGAACTTCATAAACAAAGCAAAAGAAAAGGCACTTACTTCATCTTATTGGGATAATTGGTACAAGGTTTACGGACTCGGTCAACTCGGAACGCTTGAGGGCGTTATATTCGAGAATTACGAATTAATCGATACAATACCAGCCGAAGCAAAGTTAATCGGTTACGGGCTTGATTTTGGATATAGCAACGATCCGAGCGCACTAATTGAAGTTCACGAATACGATGGTAAAATAATTTGCAACGAGGTAATATATTCGACCTCACTTTTAAACTCCGATATAATAAACTTAATGAGCCACGATAAACGCCTCCCGATTTGGGCGGATAGTGCAGAGCCAAAATCAATCGAGGAAATTCGCAGAGCAGGATTTAACATTAAAGCGGTTGTAAAAGGTGCAGACTCGATTAATTTCGGGATTTCAGTACTGCAACAAAGACAAATGTTAATCACAAAGTCAAGCGTGAATCTAATCAAAGAATTGAGATCGTACAGTTGGGATGTTGACAAGACTGGCAAGAAATTAAACAAGCCGATTGACTCGATGAATCACGCCATCGATGCGCTTCGATACTTTGCAATGATGCAACTTGCAATCAAGCCAACACGAAAAGTAATAATTACATAAACAAAACACAAATTTTTAGTCTTATAAGTATGAGAGTAGTAATTCCCACAGATTTAAAAGAGATAACCCTATCACAGTACAAGCGTTACCAAAAAGTGGTGGCAGATAATGCAGACGATGAAACGTACATTTGCATTCAGATGGTTGCTATATTTTGCAACATAGAAGTTTCCGATGTAATGAAACTTCCAGCGATTGAGTTTGCCGATATAGTTAAAACCATAGCGCAAACACTTGACCAATCGCCATCACTTACAAAGACGTTTAAAATGAATGGCGTTAACTACGGATTTATTCCAAATATGGAGCGCATCTCACTAGGGGAACACGCAACGATTGATACTTGTATGGGTAAAGATGAATTGACCGAGTTGATGTTATCAGTAATGTACAGACCGATAAAAAGAAAAGCGGGAGACTATTACGAAATTGAGGAGTTTACCGGAGATGAATCACTTGCGTTAAATTTCAACGATACACCGATGCACATAGTTAGAGGCGCAATGGTTTTTTTTTGGAGTTTATTCAGCGAATTATTACAGACCACCCTCTGCTCTATTCCCAAGATGGCACAGAGGGAGAAGTTGAATTTGGAGGAAGTTTTACCGAACGCTGGGGATGGTATCAATCCTTTATCACAATTAGCCGAGAACTTAAAATACGAATTTCAGACGTTGGAAAAGAACCTCTATCTGAATCACTCACGCTATTATCTTACTTAATTGATGAAAGCAAAGAGGAAGCACGTCGAATAAAACAAACACAACAGAAATGAACCAATACTACACTTGTTTAAACTTCATACGAGATAGCATAAAAGATGCTCCTTTTGTGAATACGATTACTCAGGGAACGGATATAATCGATAATGTTAAAAAGAATATATTTCCGCTGGCCCACATAAATATTTTAAACGCATCGGCTCCAGGACAAAGCAATACTTTCACGTTTGAGATTGCAGTGCTAGATATTCGAAATGTGTCAAAGGTAAAATCAAATAATAAGTTTCTAGGGAATGATAATGAGATTGACAATTTAAACACTTGTCATGCCATTATTAATTACGCCTTAACCAAAATGCAGTTAGCGAGAAATGAGTTTGATATTGAGATTGAAAACATCTCGGACTTAACTCCGATACTTTTGGAATTTACAAACATGTTAGACGGTTGGAAAGTGGATTTAACGCTTTCAATTCCTAATAACGCAATGAGTGTTTGTTGTGAAGATTGATAACGTACAAGCAGCTTTAAATGAGTTCGGAAAACTTGTTATTGATCGGGCAAAGTCTAACTTAAAGAAAGGAGGCAAATACGGTACTCACAACACAAGTAACAAGTTGACCGACTCTTTAAGATTTGAAACTAAGGAAATGCCCAGAAGTATTGCCTTTGATTTTTTTGCCGAAAGTTACTGGAAGTTTTTAGATTATGGAACAAAAGGAAGTAAGTCAAGTAAAAAAGCACCAAAGTCACCTTATACAGCCTCCGCTTCAATTAGTGCTATTGATAAATGGGTTGTAAGAAAAGGTTTATCGGGAACTAGAGGAAAAGATGGGAGGTTTACAACTAGAAAAATGATGGTTGCCTCAATAACAAGATCCATTAATACAACGGGTACACCCGAAACAAAGTTTTTTACAGAAGCATTTGAAACTACGTACAAAAGTTTAGATGAAAATATAGTTGAAAAGTACGGTTTGGATGTTGAAACCTTTTTAAAGTTCACGTTAAAAGAAATAAAATGAAAGTAATATTTGTTCGAAGTCCTTATAAAATTCTAGTTAATGAAGCTACACAAGTTTACACAAAATGCGTAGTTGATATAATTGACCCTGCTGGAGTGCTACCAAATAAAATCGTAACACTTGAAAAGCAAATTCCTGACACAGTCAACAGGGATTGCTGGTTTAATATTTCACCATACATAAAAGATGAAATTGAGAACATCGCACCGAGTGCAATCACTCCAACAGATGAGGATGCAAATATGTGGCGCAAGGTTACAGTTACAACTTATTGGAAAGTAAATTTAAACGATGACTGGACTGAATTAGAAGTACAAGATTTTGTCGCTGTAAACGGATATAACAATTATCAAGGTGGTTACAATCAGTTTATAGAAGAAGATGTTATTTGTTTAACCAATTCCGATGTAAATATTTATAGAGCCGATGACGAGCAATATTTTAATATTTTAGTTGATTACGATTGGACAGAGGGTTATGATTTAATTTACAGATATAGAAATCTTGCAGGAACAACTATTGAAGAATATAAGGCAATAAATTTAGTTGATGAAGTTACAGGTATTTTTATGATGAAAGTACCATATAGAGGAGATGTAGCAGGGCAAGAGAACGGAAATAGCGTACAAGTTAGACTTAATACTTCGGGAAGTGTACCTGCACAACCGTTCGTTTACTTCTTAAATGGGGATGATTGCCTTTACACTCCGATTAAATGCACATTTATAAACTCAAAAGGCGGGTGGCAATACCTAACATTCTTTAAAGCACGTACAGATAGTTATGAAGTAAAGAGCAAAGGATTTAATTTACTAGCTGATGCAGTTGATTACAACCCGTTACGAGGACAACGCAAAGAGTTTAACTTTGATTTAAAGCAAAGCGTTAAATTGAACACCGGTTGGGTTGATGAAAACACAATCGAGTTACTTGTGGAGTTGATGACAAGCGAAACTATTTTACTCGATAACGAACCAGCAGTTTTAAAAGACAAATCCCTACAAAAGAAAACTAGGTTAAGAGATAAAATGATAAACTACGAGATTAATTTTGAGTACTCGTTTAACCTTATAAACGATGTAGACTAAATGAAAAATGTTGCATTATACATTTACATAGATGAATTAATTGATGACGTTTTAACGCCAATTAGACACCGTTTGGAATTGTTTGCGGATGAATCAATTTCCGTTACTTCCTCAATTCAAAATTTTAGGGATTTAGGTAAAATATTTACGGACTACTCCAAAGCATTTACAATTCCAGCTTCCGACCACAATAACAAAATACTTTCCCATTGGTATAATAGCGAAGTAGGTGCAACGGTTGTAGATTCTCCTTTAAATTTAACTGATGCATTCGACCACAGAATAACATATTTTGGATATATTGAAATTGATACCATTCCTTTTAGGTTTGGAAAGTGGTCGTTGAAAGGAAGTAAGAAAACAGACAATAAAATCGAAAGTTACTCAATTAATTTTACGGGTAATTTAGTGCAATTAAAGGAAAGGTTTAAAGACGACAAATTAAACTCACTAGCTTACTTTGAAGATGGTGTTAGAATTAGCTATTACGATGAGTTAAATCACTTGTATAACCTTGCAAACGTTCAGGCAAGAGTAACAGATGATAACTACGATATACTTTACCCATTAATCGGAACAAAAAGAAAATTATTTCTATCAGCAGGAGCAACGGCAGCGGATAACATTTCAACAAGTGCTGGTAAGTTAATGTTTAACGAGATATTTCCAGCGATAAGAGTAACAAAGATTTTAGAGTACATTCAAGGCGCATACGGAATTACTTTTACGGGTGCATTTATTGAAAGTTTAACTTTTAGCAGGTTATTTCTTTACCTAAAAAATCAAGACCAGTTTACAATCAAACCTGAATTATTAAAAATAAATTTTACTAGCAAAGATGCGAATACAAGAATTGAAGATTTTTTTGGAGGTTTTATAGATACTGCAACTGGAATAGGGTTTACAACTTTAGATTTAGCAACTGATGTTTTAACATTTAACTCAACATCAATAAATGAATTTTTTGACCCTCCTGCTACACCTTCGGGTTATTCTCCTACTATTTCAAATAGTAGGTCTTTAAAGCTAAAAATAACAACAGCATCTACAAATCCTTACAATGTATTTGTTTATAATAACGGAATATTATTTTCATCTTTTACAAATTTAGTAGGCACACAAGAATTAATAATTATACAAAATCAAGCGGCAAATAATTTAGCTCCAGTTTATTTATTTAATTTTTATGTAAGTAGTGAAAGTGGAATAACTTTTACAAGTGAATTAAAGCGTACAATAAAAAGAACAGGGTTTTTTAATCCGCCAAT